TAATACCTTGTAACCTAGTTCTACCTGCAAAAATAACGTCTGCAACTGCTGCATTAATACCAGCAGAAACATTACCTGCTGGATTACCAACAGCTGTTATTGAGGCTATTGTTCTAAAATATTTAGTTCCAGTAGCAGTACCTGCGTTAGCACCTGTAATGGATTCTGTTTGAGCATCTCCATTAACATCAGTGCCGACTACAGTAAATGATTTAGCTGCATCATTGCCAGCAGAAAGGATCGTTACAATCCTTCCGCCAACATTGGTAACAGAGCCACCGTCAGCTAACGCACCACCTATAGTAAGTGCTGCATTATTTCCAACTGCTGCTGCTGTTGATATTCCATCTGCATCTAAGGCTTGAGCATCGGCAAGAATAAACTTACCCTGAACATCTGAGCCTGTTAATCTACCTGTCATAAATTACCCCTATTATGCTACTGTAGCAATTGGAGTTGATAGAGCAGTTGTCATCCATTTAGAGTTTGTTCCATCATCTGAAACACAAGTCATAGAAACTCTAGCGTTTGCAACTGTTGAGTTTGGTAGAGTTAAAGTATCTCCTGCTACATCACTTACTGCGTTTGCCGCTGTTCCTGCAACCAAAGAAAGCATTGCTTGGAAAGCTGATACAGCTGAACCTGGAAGTACAAAAGTAGTTGTTACACTGCCACCAACAGCCACTGTAAGTTGAAAGTCATAATGAACTCCTACGTTATCTGTGGACAAAGCTGGTAAAGTAATTACATTAGCTGCTGCTCCATTGATCAAAAACAAAGTTCCTGATTGAGCTGCTGTTAAAGTAGCTGATGCCGCTCCTGCAGCATTAAAAGTAGTATCTACTACCTGTTTTGCATTAATTGTACTTGAAGTAGTGATTGCACCTGCTGATGAAATATCAAGGTTTGTTGTAATTGCACCTGTTGTTGCTGCTACTGTGATTTGTTCAAAACCACCTTCGGACCTAACTGGCCCTGAAAAAGTTGAATTCGCCATAATTTCCTCCTCGGAAATAAGTTCTATTGTCTCGGCTTGTCTGCTAGGTCAGTCGATAGAACAAGTTAATAATCCTAGTCTTTTGATTGTATATCAGTTTAATAAAAAAATCCAAAAAAAAGGGAGCCGAAGCTCCCTTTACCAATAAATTGGATTTATGCACCTTGTGATGCAAAGACTGCTCTTGGATTTGAGAATCCGAAAGAATATCTTTCTCTAGCTTTGAATCTGACGTTGCCAGTATCAAAGTCACCTTCCATAGAAGTTGAAAGAGGAGATCTCTCGAAATGTTTAAATCCATCAGGACAATCTGTTAACAAGAACCAAGCATCGTTGTCTGTTAAGAAATGGTTAACTGAATAACCTTCAGGGACCATTCCCATATTCTTAATAGCATTGATGTCATTATCAGAGGTACTAACTCTTCCTGGTGTGTTAAGCAATCTATCTGCCACAAATTGTAATTGTGGTGGAATGATTAGTTTCCTGCCTTGAAGGGCAAGAATCATGCTTTTGTCATCAGTGAAAGTTGATACAGAGATAATTGCATCTTCTAACGAAGTCTCATTTAAGTCAGAGTAAACAGTAGGTCTGTTACTTAAAGTACCGCCACCCGCTAATGGATGAGCTGTACTTACTAGAGCAACACCGTCTCCACCAGTAAAACTGGATGAGAAAGCGTTATTCAAAACAGCAGCTGCTTTTACTTGCTTAGTATGAGCCATAGATCGTGCTAGAGCTTTTGTATATCTAGCTCCTAATCTATCGTATAGGTTATCTTCGATTGCTTCTTCAGTAAGAGCAAACGCTAACGCGATAGTCTCGTGTGAATATCTTGAAGTAAAGCCTTCGGAAGCTGAATCAAATTCAACTGAGTTTCCTTCGCCTTTTACTTTAGCATTCCCGAAACCAACGATCATTGTTTCTTCTTCGAAAGCACGGTCAGAAGACTCGGTATCAAAGATTTCAGCATGTTCGTTTTCGTAGCGAGCGTACTCCATTCCAAATAAAGCGTTTAAACCCGGTTCTAGCTCTTTGGCTAATTGTGATCTGTTAATCGCCATTGTTATTCTCCTACTGCTTGAGTATAGAAATGCTCGTTAATTTTGACAATCATGTTGACGTGTGTAGAAAGACTTCCTGTACCTAGAGCATTACTCTCTGGGTCATTAGAAAATCCAATAATTCTACATTGAGCCGTGCCTGTAGCCATAGTACCACTTAGATCTACATTAGATCGTCCGTTTACAGTACTACCAGCTGTGTAAACAATATCAGCATTTAAGCCAAGATTGGTTACAGTCACGCTACCTGTTGCAGCACTTTGAACTTCAAAGGTTGCATCAGGATCGTCAACTACGAAAGCCACCGCATCGGATGAAGCAGTTAATGTCGGCCAGTAAGGTGAATAAATCACCTCGCCGGAAGCATTTGTAAACTTGCATCCTTGAAAGACTCCCAGTAATAAATCTCCAGCTGCAGCTACGGCTATGCCGCCTGTTGCAACTTTCTTTACTGGATCGCCTGAAAAAATACTTCCGGTTGTTCCTGTAAGAATATCATACTCAGTAGTACCAGTTGTGTTGTAACTGCTACCAAGTTTTCCTATAGGTCTTAAACCGAATTTAGCATCTGTATTTGCCATAATAGTTTCCTAGTTAATTTTTAATTTAGAAGTTGTAATTATTTACCACTTCCACCAAAAGTCACCTTTGATGATCTATTTGTTGTAATAGGCATCGAAGGATTCTCTTCACGCATTAGGTCATTTTCTACAGCTGTCATTTGGTTCATGGTTTGTTGTTCAAAGAATTCATTTCTTTGATCTGCGATATCTTGATCAATCTTGCACAGTATCAACCCACCTACTCCTATAATGCCAGCGTGTCGACCATCATCGACTGTAGGCAAATCATGAAATCCTGGAAGTTCTTCTGGTTTCACTGGGACGAATCCTTCACGAAATCTTTTTGAGACATTCGTTTTGTCATCTTGTCCTAGTACAGATTCTCTAACCCAGCGATAAGTAATTCCTTGAGATTTGGCTTGTTCAGCCGCTTCTTCTGGTATTTCTAGAGCTGAAGGCATTTTCCAAATTTTTGGTCTATTGTCTTTTTCTCTAGTGTCAGCACTTCTTGAAGTTCTAACATCATTATCATCAACTACGTTATCTTTTCCTTTTGTCATGATCTTTCTAGCCTCGCTTTTTGTATTGCGTAATCTTTAAATGACACTCCAAGTTTTTTAGCTAATTGCTGTTCACTTGGCGTCAATTGAATACGATTCTGTTTGCGTCCTGTCGATGTATTGCGTGTAGCTGAAGCGACTGTCTGGACGTTTTTTTTCGCTTCCACGTTAAACTTGTGAGGCAACTCTTGTTGCACTCTCTTATCAATCTCAGTGTAGTACTCATCAGAGTCTAAGTCAAAGCCTTCATTCTCTAATTGTTTATGAACTGCAAAGGCAACAGAGGTTGCAACTTGGTCTTGTCCAAACCAAGAATTCTTTTTAGCCCATTCACGAGATTTAGGTGATGGCTCATTATATTCTTCTGGAGCTGCTTGAGGTTGTCGTTGTTGTTGATTTTGAGCTTGCTCTACATAAGCAGCTTCTTGTTGCTCGTATTGTTTTTGCTGTTGCTTATATTGCTCTAGCCTTGCTCTATCTGAAGTTGCCATTGTTAGGGCCTCAGTAGCAGCAGCTATAGATTCAGCATCTTGTGATTCAGTTGCTTGTTTTAAAGCTTGTCTTGCTAGGCTAAGTTGAGATTCAACACGATTGCCAAACTCATCGCCATAACTAGATTGAAAAGATTTTTGCGATTGTCTTAATTGCTCGTTTTGATCTTTTAAATCTTTGGCGTATTGAACAGCCATTAGTTCTCTTCTTTGGAACTCTTTGGCCTGGGCAACTGCTTTGTTAATTCTGTTTTGTGCAAGTGACGCTCTCTTCTCTACATCAGATAAATCTTTTGATTTTTCTTCTACTTGAGGTGAGGCCTCAAAATCTTCTGTTATTTTATCTTCAGTAACTGGAGAGACTTCGTTGTCTAAAACAATATTGACTGCTTCTTCTTGAACTTCGTCTTCAACTCTTTTGTGTTGAGGAACTGCAGCCTTTTGTATTTTTTCTTCTGTAATTTCTACATCAATGTTTTCTTCGATGCTTGTTGCTTCTTCTGCCATGATTTACCTCTATAAAGATTTAATGTCGTCTGGGTTTAAAATTGTAGCGATCACTTCGTCATCATTAATAATGCGAACTTCGTGATCATCCTCTAATCTAAAACGAGTGCCAGCATATCTACCAATAAGGATCCAATCTCCTTTTTTAGACCATGCTTTATCGCCAAATTTATTTTCATCTTTATAGGCTAAAGGTCCAACCTTTAGTACATAACATATAACTGTGGACAAAGCTTCTCTGTCTACAGTTTCTTTAATTAACTGA